CTTTTGTCATCCCAGCATATTGTGGCTTAGGATGTCCATATGGGTTTCCCATTGTTAGTCTCCTAGAAAGGTTGCGCAGCGGGTGTTCTAGGCACCCGCCACGCTAGTGCTGGATTATAAGCCCAGCAATATCTTCTACAACAGTATAGCACAAGATGTGTAGAGCATCAAGTGCTACGCTGAGGGATGACAGGTCTCTACACCAAGTCATCAAACTTTTCTACAGCCAAATTACACGGTTGGAACCGCAGCATTTTGGATATAGAGTCCGGCTCTTGGGGCCGCGTTCGCAAGGTTAAAGCACGTATTGTATGCGAACATGTGTGAGGTCAAATATGTACCGTTCGTGGTGTTCACGTCAGGCACTGGGGCCACAACGTTGCCGCCGCCGAAATCATACAGTTCCAGAGGAGACAACTCACCGATGTACCAGTTCTCCATTAGGAGAAGGTCCATACGGCTAGCAGTCGCGGTCGCGCTCTTGTGGTACTTGCGTCCACCGAACGTGTCCGAGAAGTAGCGCTTGGACATGTCCAACGTCTTCTCGCCCTTAACTTCCTGGGCGTTGACGATCTGAACATTGTACATCAGGTTGCTCTGTGCGAATGCCTGCTCAAGAGGACCATACCAGATTCCCGACTTCAGGGACTCTGCGTCTGGACCCAATGCACGGGTCAATAGCACTTCGGCACGCTGCGCAATTCCTGGGGTGATTGCCGCGCCATTCAGGTTAATGGTCGGGGTGCTCAAACGTCCAGGGTATGCATTGCGGTTCAATCCACCGATAGTGCCAGTGTTTGAGTTCACGTCCCAAGCCTTGATGCCTAGGATGGAGTTGCCGCTGCCGTACGATGCACCAGCCACAACGATGTAGTCAGTCACAACTACGTCAGAAGGCAGAACGGTGCTGAAAAACAGGGTGTTGGTAGGACCATCAGAGTAACTGATGGTTGCGGAGGTGACTCCACCAGTACGTTGTACACCACCCGTGCTGTAGAACTTCACGACCTGTTGGTCGGTGAAAGCCACGGCGACGTTGATGCCTGCGATGCTAGCGGTCTGGGCAGCGGGTGATCCGCCGTTCAGAACGATAGTTGCAGTTGCAGGAATCTGGTCAATCATACCCGTACCATCGGCGTTGATTAGCCCTTCGATACCCTGCATAGCAGAGTCCAGAGAGTTTTTCATCTCCTGAGCTTTTACTGCGAACAAACCCTTTTGTTTGCTATCAGTTGAAGCCTGTGCTAACCACGAGATTTCACAGACGTTGAACAGATATACTGGGGCCAGAGCGAAGGAAGCCCATTGACTTCCAGAGCCGCGCAACATAGAATCTGCGTTGCCCGTGCCTTGCGTAATTGCCGCACCAGCCTGCACCCTGAAGGGCACTCGGAATGATGCACGTTGCGTCCCACCAGCGTTGCTTTGGTTGGACACAGGAATCTTTGTTGCTTCTGCCTTAAACATGCTGTACGCGGTCGTGCCGTGGAAAACCAGATCAGGTATCTCCTTGGCGAAGGCGTCCAACTCTACTGCTTCTACTGCGGCCTCTAATAGGGCCATATGATTATTTCCTTGAAACAAAGTACCACATCGTACGCTTCTGAGTAACGCACGGGTCTAGCGCTGAGTTCTACCTTGCCACGTCTCTAATGAATCATGTTTATAGTGTCACGCCACTGCGTTCACTTTGAGATAGTGCTTAGATCAGTGTTGCTTTCTAAAATCGGTTGTGCCAGTATGCTTGTGAGCAACTCCCTGTTCTTCTCAGGGCTGCGTGCTCTTGCTTTTGCTGAGTACTCACGCATGTATTTCAAAGTCTTCATTATTCTACCTCCTAACAGATCGCTCTGGAGGGTGGTTAGGCACCCTCCTCGGCTAACTCAGGGAGCAACCCCTGAGGATGTTTTTTATTGCACTCCGAGTTTGATCGGAGCACGGTGCTTGGGGGCGTGTTTCTTCCCCTTTTTGAACTTTGCTTTGGCGTAGCGCACCGATAGCGGGTGTTGTTTCAACACTCGGTCGCGGTGTGCTTCCCTCTCTCCTTCTTTGCGGAGTTTGGTTGCCAATCTTTGTTCGGGTGTGCGCATGAGTTAACCTCCTATAGGTTAATTGTCATGTGTCACCTCCTGTTTTGAATTTGGTTACAGATTACAGCGTCTGTGTAGTTGCGCTGATGTCCTGCGCTTGAACCTGAACGGACAACCCTGAGCCCTGTAACTGAACAGTGATCAAAGTAGTTGGTCCAACATTGGTAGGAACTACAGTTACAAAAGCGGCGATAGTAGCCTGATCAGCTACGTTAATCGGCTTGCCGTCACGTGTGTTAGGGCCTGAATTTGTTGACATGTGTTACTCTTTTCTCACCGATTAACGGTGCTTTAATTTACTTTCTCCAAGTTACAAACTTAACAGACTTACCATCTGTAGTCTTAACAAAACCACGTCCCGTGATCTGGAGCGTTTGTAGGTCGTTCGTAGAGTATTCCCTTCCGCCAACCTTTATGGGCTCGCGTACGAGGTTCGTCGGACGAATGGCAACATAGATCGGCTTGCCTGTGGCTACCGATTGTGTAGCTGCCTTCACTGCTGTTTCTTTCTTCACCACCGCAGCGGCTGCCTTGCCTGCGGCACTGCCACCCTTGGCGTAGCCAGGGTAGCGGTTTTGGATAGTATTCCGCACGATGTCTGCGGCAATGTTCTTCAGCGTAGTTTGGTGATATGCTACGATCTTTGCCTTGTCTGGAGACTTTGCACCCCAGAGGGCTTTCATCTGTATCTGATAGGCTTTGTCGGCCTTCAGCGTAGAGTACAGACGGTCCTTGATTCCGTTGCCAAGATCAACCATTGTCTCGCGTGGGAAATCCTTGAAGAAAGGCATAGCCAAGAAAGGCTTCAATGCTGCACCTAAAGTGGTGTTGTTGAAGTGCTCGCACTCAGTGGCAATTCCCTCTTCAAATGCTTTGGTTTTCTCTGCGGCTGCAGTTGACTTTTCCTTCTCGAAGGCTTCTTTATCCGCCATGAACTTTTTGTGCTCTGGCGTAACCTCAGGAACCTTCTTACGGTTGGCTTCGTCGGTTTCCATGCCTTTATACCAATCAGTCATGACCTTGGTAATGGCTTGGATCATCCTCACATTGGGCGCTGGCTTGCCTTCGGCATCCTTCTCACCCAGTGCTGCGTTCAACTGATCTAACTTGATGTTCAGCCCAGACTCTTGAAGTCCGTTTACGAAGTGTGGCATGATCTGAGCGTAATAGTCCTTCTCGTTCACTTCTTTCAAGTGACCAAGGAAGTTTCCTACGACTTTACCATAGGCATCTTCTTTGCCCTGGGCCTTCATGTCCTCATACACGTTCTTCGATAGTTGTGGGTCTGCAGCGTACAGGAGTTCGTCGGAACCCTTTACGGCGTCCATTGCTTCCTGTGTCTTCTGATAGCCCTCTTGTCCACCGATTGCGTCAATGAAGGCTTTTGCTTCCTTCATTTCTTCTACGCCTTTGGGGAACACCGTTTTGGCTGCACTCCAACGCTCGTACGCTCCATGCAGTTCTTTCACTACATTTGCATTGGCGGGGGAGGCATCACGCAGCCCCTTTAGCGCTTTACGCACGTTCTGTGGGGTAGCCTCGGTGTCTATTGCTTTGTCAGACTCGACTTTCGCCGCTGCTGTTTCTTTTTGCTCTGGTGTTTGCTCTGTGCCGTCTTCATTTAGCACAGGTGCTGTGGGTGTATCCGTAGTCTGAGTTTCGGTTCCTTCTGTGGGAGTTTTAACGTCCGTAGTCTGAGTTTCTACGGCTGAGCCTGCCGCCGTGTCCGTAGATGAATCTATGGACGCGAAGTCAATCATATCTGTTGCCATTTTTTGAGTCCTTCTGAGCGTTAGATGGGCCACGTCTGAGGCGTGGCCCTTGGTCTTACTTCTGCGGTTGCTCTAAGGCGTGGGGTATAGCCTTTTTCGCTACCGAGTCGTTCAGTTGTGTTGCTGCGTGCTGAACAAACATATCTGGCGTTGCATTGATCTGAGCCTTTGCCAGGGCTTGTACAGCCACAGGAGGAGGCATCTTCGAAACGTCGATACTGATGGATTCAGATGGTGGTCTCTGCTGTGGAGGAGTATTTGCTGCTGCTATCTTCTTAGCCATCGCAACGTGTTCTTGCCAGTGCATTTTCAAGTTCATGAAACATGCTTGCTGATCTGGCGCTCCAAACCTCAACTTCTGACCTTCAATTGAGTTCATCTTCTCGAAGCATTCGTTAGCTTCCACTACGTGGTTTTCGCTTTCGTCTTGTGCTACCTGAACACTGCTGACTTGCGGCGGTACTGCTTGCATCGCCTGGGTCAACTGCTGAACCATGGGGCCTGCTTGTGGAGGCACCATCTGTCCTGTAGCCTGGGCATTCTGCATGCCTTCGTTGGCTTGGGTCAGAGCGTTTTTCATTTTAAGGAACACTGGGTTGTCTTGTGCAGGTTCTCGCAGTAGTTTTTCGAATTCATTACGCTGCTTAGTCACTGACGAAGCACCTTGTACTTTGTAGTTCTTCATTCGCAAAGAGGTGGCGGTCTCAGCCAAGTTAGACGGGCTGAATACCCACGCAGCAAAGGGAGTCATTGGGGCGGTAATGGCTTTGTCTATCATACCCATTATCTTAACGGCCTTTTGCTCTTCAGTCTCTGGAATAGAAGGGTTGCTCTCGGGGTAACATAGTACGTTTCCACCAAGGAGGTTCGCAGTATTGACCGAGACGTTTCCCTGTCCTGGCCCAAGGTTCTGTGTTATCTTTTTGCCATCACGACATTCTGCTGCACACTTCACGGCCTGCCTTGCAGCGATTGCGAACAAGTCCTGAATGTTATTCCATGGACAGCCCACACGCTGTAGTGCTTGATCGCGCTGAATGACTGCATTGCCTACGGTGTTCTCGCCTGTGGCGTTACCGAACAAGGAGGGCAGTGCGCCCGAGATTTCCTCGGAGAGAGTTGTGATGAACCATTTGATGAAATCAGGCAACGCAGGTTGAGGCGTCGGTACTGGTTCCACCATGATGTATTGTGATTCCGTTGTAAGTCCCGGTTGAGGCTGGAACGGTCCTATGTCGCCAGGGATGTTGGGCTGCTTCTTGATAGCATCCATGTCGAATGCTTCAGCGTTCATCCACTTCTTAGGGACGGTGCGTTTGAAGAAGTCATCCAGAAGGTCAACCCAATCGTTGATGCGCTTCTGTACCGAGATTAGGGCTGTGCCCATTGCTCTGCGGTTCTGACCTTTACCTGCTGACGGGTGCGCGAGGGCAAGGTGATCATCCATCTTCTCGTTACGAGAGAAGGCATATTCTTGTCCAGCGCGAGCCAGCAGCACTCCGTCTGGGAATGCCTCTAGCAGTTCTGCTTTGACTTCATCGCTGACTGATCCGTCAAGGAACATCGAAGGCCGCATCCACGTGTACTTCACAGTGGTGTGGCGACTCAACGAGTCTCCTGTGACGTACGCACCAAGTACTGCTTGGCGTACGTTCTCTCTTGCAATGCGATCAAGTTGTGTGGAAGATTGCCCATCAGTGCCGGGGTTGATCTTGCTGGCAATCCACGGGAACATGCCACGCACAAGCGCAACATCATAGTCCAGCATTAACTGCACGAACGTCATCTCGGAGAAATTGTCAACGGAGATGGGAACCTTATGATCCAGTTTCCCGTGAGCCGTGGTAACTTCCATACCGAGTGGCTTCTTAGCATTATTTCCGACGCCTGCTGAATCCAGCACGCCGTCGATGTCTCCTCCACCTTCGGACTCGGACTCAGTAACTTGTAGAAAGTCTTCTTGTCCTTCTTGTCCCGTTGGGGTTCTGTCTGGAGGATTCAGTTCATCCTCTGGTACAGTGGGCGTTCCTTGGTCCTCTTCAAATCCATACTTCTGTCCGTCAAGATTATAGCGTGTCCATAAAAGGACGCGATCTTCGTTCCAGAAAATCCTGGCGCACTGAACTAAAAGTTCATGAAGATTGTTGTTCCTAGCCCAGATGTCTTTGAAACGATCAGCCTCTTCGGCTGCTATAATGTCTGGTCCCCACTCTGGGTTAGCTGGGTAGAAGTCCACCTTTGGTATCTCACGTGATAGCGCGGAGACGATTATATCGCCCTTAGGCCCATACACGTTTGTGTCGTAAATGCTGTTGTGGTTTCGTTCATTGGCTTTCTTGCCCTGTCCACCACCGGGTAGTTCCCAGCCTCCGCGTTTTCCACGCAGCAGGTGCTGGTACCCTCTCTCGAAATGTAACGCTTCCCACGCCTGCTCAACTTCCATGCGGCGTGCGGCCACATCCGCTTTTGCACAGATGTCATCGAGCGAGATTAGCGTACCACGTGCCTTATCGCTTAACTCCGCAAAGGGTTCTGGGCTGTAAGGAAAACTCGCATAAACCCCTAGAGGACTGTCATTAGGAGACTCTGGTTGGTCGCCTTGCTTGTTAGAGCCTTCAGCCTCTACTCCTGTTGCTTCTGACACTGTGTCCGGCATTGTTTGTCTCCCCGCCTATAATCCAAAAACCTAGTGCGACATCGCAGCGAATCCTTTTGCACTCGCCTTCATTCTCTTAACGTGTTCGCTGTCACCAGCTTTTGGTTCCTTCTGGGATGCGCTTAACTTCTGTCCTTCGGGAACTCCTAGTGCGCGATGGAGT